ATTACCAGATGGGTTAACGGTCAATGATAGTCTAGATTTATATAAGGTTCCAATGACCGTATTGCCAAATAAACTAGTGGTTAAAGGAGATTTAGATTTATTCGACTCAAATATTACACATATACCAAACGATATTAAAGTTGGTAATGTGGTTTACCTGGTGGGTACCCCAATAAGTCGTAGATATTCGGAGAAACAAATAATGCAGATGTGTCCGGTAATAACCAACATATACATAACGTAAGATGAAATTTCAAGATTTAACACAATTATTAGAGCAAGATGAATCTATCTTTCAACCAAGAAGGCTTGATGATCGTGAACAACGGTTACAACGATATGTTATTAGTCAATTACAACTAAATTAAACAAGGTAAATTAAAAGATTTAAATTTATCTGAGTTACCGGTTAAAACTTTACCAAATGGGATAAAGGTACCTGGAAGTATAATTTTACGACAGACAAAAATAGAGTCATTACCGGATGATATTAAAATGGGTGGTAGTTTAGATTTATACAACACACCAATTAAAACACTACCTCCAAGTTTATTATCAATACCTGATAATTTAGTGTTATCAGCATCAGCAATAGAAAAATTACCAGATGGGTTAGAAGTTGGAGGTGATTTGCGTTTATCTTACACTAATATAAAATCACTTCCAAACGGACTAAAAGTAGGTGGTATGTGCGGTTGTTTGTTTTCAGAGCTTGAACATATTGGAGAGAATGTTGAAATTGGGACTCTATTTAAATATGAAATTGGAGGATATTTGAATTTATCAAATTGTAGCAGACTCAAATCTCTCCCTAAATCATTAGTTGTTCATGGTGATATTAATTTATCGAATACTGCAATACCGTGGTTACGTGTAACTGATCTCGAAAAAATTAGAGAACTATTGCCAGGAGTTAAAGGAAACATTTACCTAGGTAGGTAAGCATAAATAATAACATGGCAAACATAAAGCTAAATTCATTAGCTAAACCTAAAAATATAGATACAAAGCCGCAATACACATATAGTGATATTGCAGTTGATCTTAAATTTGATCAATTAAAGCAAGTAGAATTATATAGTAATCTATATGAAAAGGATCTTCGTGGTAGTTATGATTTAGGAGCTATAAAAAATTCAATTATTAACATTTTTACATCATTTCCTGGAGATAAAGTATTAAATCCGGAATTCGGGTTAAATTTGAACCAGTTTTTATTCTTGCCATGTAGTGTTGATACAGAACAATCAATAGGTAACTTAATTAAGAATCAATTAATTAAACAAGAACCACGTGTTATTGCAAGAGAAATCAATGTATTTGCAGATGTTGAAAATGATCAATATCTAATAACAATGGTACTTGAAGTACCGTTTATAAATAATAACAATCGGATCGCTTTTAAAGCGTTATTAAATTCAACCGGAATAAATTTCTATAACTAATATGGCAGATAAAAATTACGAAATAAAACAAGATGGTTATGTAGCGTTTGATGCAATTAGTCTTAAAGACTTAATCATTGAACGGATGAACCAACAACAGATATTTACTGATCAAAACTACGAAGGTAGTAATTTATCTGCTATTATTGATATCATTGCATACTCTTATACATTAATTTACTATCTCAATAAAAATTCATCTGAAAGTAATTTTAGTCAAGCTGAATTATATGAGAATATCAATCAAATTGTTAAGAGCATCGATTATAACCCGTCTGGTCCTCAAACACCGAACTTATCATTTGAAGCTGTAGCTAGCAATAATTTACCAATAAATTTGTATACTATACCGCGATATAGTTATTTTACTTTTTCTGGTACTTCTTATACGTTTGTTAATGATGTATCATTTCAAAAAACATTAGATGGTATTGAAAGTTTAACTACATTTCAAAATAATAACCTTTTGTATAATGGTCAATTTGTTGAATATCCTGTATTTGAAGTTATTGGAGAAAATAATGAAGTTGCTTTATTAGCTCCATCTAATGAGGAATCTAACTTTTATATCGATAACAATAATATCGATGTTTATGTTAAAGCAAATACTCAAGGAGCTAAATGGGAAAAATGGTCAAGATCAACATCACTATATTTAGAAAATGCTTCAGCTAAAAAATATGCTGTTAGATTTAATGAAGATAACGTTATGAAATAAAATTTGGTAATAACATTAATGGTAAACGTTTAAATCAGGGAGACCTTGTTGCAATTTATTATCTTAAATCAGATGCTAGTAATGGTGAAGTAAGTAAAAATACATTAGATAACCAGCAATTGTACTTTTATAATACAACCCAATTTAATGATATTTTAGCAGATACATTACCAGGCGGGTCAAATATTCTTACATCATCCGAAGCTGCAAATATTACATTTTCAAATAGAAATTCATCAACATTGTTTAAAGATAAAGAAACCGTCGATGAAATTAAAACCAACGCTCCGAATTTATATAATTCACAATACAGATTAATAACTACTAGTGATTATGCAAATTATATTAGTAAAAATTTCTCTAGTTGGGTAACATCCGTATCTGTAGTTAATAACTTTGATTACTTAACTGGATATCAACAATATTTCTTTGATATCGGACTTGATCGACCAAATTTAGATTCAAGAGTTTTGTTTAGTCAAGTGAACTTTGCTGATTCTTGCGATTTTAATAACATTTATATCTTTGCAGTCCCGGATAAAATATTGGAAACTAGTTTAGATGTTCGAACAAACTACTTGTCGATAGCTCAAAAGAATGCTATTAATATCTTATTAAATGATGTTAAATCCGCTACTACCGAATTAGTTGTAGTTGATCCGGTTTATATGGAAGTTAATTTAGGGGTTTCATCATCTCCAGATGATTTGATTGAATATTTACCAGATAATGGAGATGAATCATATTTATATGTTGAAATTGATAAAAATTCTAGACGGGATACATCTGCTGTTAAGAATGAAATTGCGTCTATATTCAAAGAATATTTTAATATAAGTAATCTGCAATTAAATCAAACTATTAGCATTAAAACCCTCTCTCAGTCAATCTTGGACGTCGATGGAGTCGTTACCTTTTCAACTAGAAGAGGTAATTTAACGAGCAATTTATTGCAATTATTAGTGTATAATCCAGTGTATCCAAATGATGATTATACGTTTACCGAACAAGATATAAATCTAAAATATTTTCAATTTCCGTATTTCAAAGATTTATTCAATATATCAAATCGGATTGAAGTAACTAGACAAGAATAAACATGGCAATTATAAAAACAGGATATTGGAAATTTACTAGTTATGATGTATTTGATAATGCATCATTATCGTCATATGCACTTGAACAAACCCCGTTAAAGTTTATTCCAACAACATATAAATCCGAAGATTATAGTAAATATTACATTATTTGGGACTTTGGAGATGGATCAGCTAAAGTCTCAGGATTATCTAGTACTCATGCATACTACTACCCAGGCCAATATCAAGTCACTATGACAGTAATGTTGTCGTCTGGTTCAAGTGTGTTGGATTCATATAACAATACCGTTACTATCAGAGATTTTGTACCTAATACATTCGCATTCAATACCGTAGATAGTACCGAAACCATTACATTAACTGCTGGTGTCTATAGTCCTCAATTAACATTGACTAGATTTAACAGTTTACAAAGCTTTTCATCTAATGGGTATTCATTCTTTTTAGCTGCTAGTGGGTGTAATTCACTCAATTATGATATACCTAAATTAACTCAAGAGCCTTACGCTCACCTGTTGCCCACACATAGGTTTATACAACGTGAGTTAGTTAACACGCTCTATAGTGATACCATTGTAGATAAAGTAAAAACAATAGATACAAATTTATATGGTAAATTAGATGCAGCGTCGTTAGTAGTTCCAACATCAGCATCAGATGTCAATGCCTTTTTTGTTGGTACAAGCGGGTATTGTGATTTGTATTTTGTTGATGATTTTGTTCAAACCGAACCCTACTATATTTTAGCTACAATTGATACGAGTAAATTTCCAGATAATTACACTCTCAATTTCAATCTACCTACAAATTATGAACTACCAATCAAGAACTCAACATCAACATATTATCAAATTTCCTCTGTTGAATTTAAACGTCCCGACCGGTTTAATATTACTAGTAACGGTTTAGATGGTGAAGGGTTTAATTTAACTACATTTTATATCGATCAATCTAAATTTATTAATCAAAAAATTAGTTTCGTTGCTAAATTGAAATATAGCAACCAATATTCAAGTAAACATCAGTTTAATTTATTATCACAGGGTTATAGTACTTTTGCACTGAATTCAGTTAAATTATACTTAACCGATCCATATGGTAATAGTTTAGGAAATATAGAACCATATTTAACTATTGATACTAGTATATTTGAAAATTACCATTACGGTTGGGTTAAAGGAAATATTATTATCCCGGAAGATAATGATTTAAATAGCGAATATTATCTAGATGGTGGTGTTGTTTGTTTGAGTGCTGTTTGTGTTCTACAAGATATAGATCCAAACGATTCATTTGTTGTGTCTGGGTCGAGCCAACCATTTCATTTATATCCGAAGTCCGGATCAAATAAGGTTGCAAAGATTAACGAAAACTTTTATGCAACTAATTATATGAAAAGTTTAGCATTTCAACCATCGATATATCAATTACCTGTTCTGTTTGATACCTTTTTTAGTTCTATGTTAGGTACTGTTGAATCAAATACAAATTCAATTGGTAAGCGTGTTTACGAGAAAACAAGCAATTTCATAAAAAATACATCAAACATCGATATATGTGATATCCAATCATTGTATGGGTATGCACAAATGTATAATCTTGATTTGCAACAATATGCAAATCAAGATTTGTTAATCAATTATCCAGCTGATTTAGCTAGATTAGTTAATTTATTTTCAATCAAAAAATCATTACTGTTTGGAAAGAGATTACAAAAGCAGGATAATTTTGCGGATAAATACAACTTAAGTTATCGTGCTAATGATTTAACAAAGGCTGCACAAGATTATAGCGTTGATAAAAAATACGGTAACAATTTAGGTAATCAAATTAATGTGCATAACGGCATAGTTTATAAGAATAATAATTATGTTATTGTATATGAAATATTTTCTTAAACATACAGGGTTATGAGAACTAATATCAGTTCAATATCATTATCAAGTTACCCATTGAGTACATACAATTCATCGTGGGGATGGGGATTATCATTACCTGATGATTATGAATCTGATTCATTAAGTGCATATAAATTATCGTGTTATTACAATTTTTACGAATTTGTTCCAGTTGTTCCGGGTAAATTTGTTGGTAATATTATTAACTGGGAAGACACATATGGGACAACCATTGACTTACTTGGAACAAACCCGTTATCAACCACATATATGCCGTGGTATTTAAGTAGTTATCGAGGAACAGCATTAGAAACATGGGATGATTATGGTGGTGTTGTCGATCAAAATTTAAATTACCAATTGAGTTTAGGTTTAGATTTACTATCTGCAACCTGATAAACTAAATAATATCAATGTCTGTCAACACTATAGAACGTTTTAATAATTATAATATTGATCAATCAATAACGGTCATTGGTAATATATCTACTGCTGTTGACTATGATGCTCCGCTTGAATTTAAAAATTGGTTAACGTACTTTAAAAATACCAACCTGTCTATCAACACTTTTAAAGATTCTTATCGAAAATATATCATACAATGGAATGTTGTTAAAAATAGCTTCCTACAAGATCAAGCAGACGATGTTAAAGAATATTATGTCAATTTAGTTAAGAATATTTCCCTTGAAGTATTTACAGAACAAGAACGCAATTATTTGAACGCTATCGATTATGACGATCCAGATCAATTAGATACCATCGTTCCATTAGTTGCTCAGAAAATTAAAAGTCTTACAAATTATTATAAGGATTTTAGGGAAGTCGTTAAGACTCAACCTAAACGAAATAATATCTATTCATCAAATATAGGAATAAAAGAGTTTGTATTTCAGTTAATCAATGATTTATTGCATTATAATTCGACCACTCAATCGATTATAAATCAATATCAAAAGAATACTCAATATATCCTTAATAATGTTAACATTGTTGTAGATGAATTGTATGATGAATACGATCAATATTTTGATATATCTGCACAACAACCAGCTTCAGCTTATAATACGGGTGGTCAGCTGAGAACAACCTATTGGAATACAAATACCAATCCATGGAATTTTGATGTATTTATAAATTATGATACGGCTGTTGTTAGACTATTATCGTCATATAATTACATTTTAGATGGATTTATTAGCAATCTTTCAGTTCCAGTATCGTTGGTGTCGTCAGATA